ATCTCCTTCAGTGGCGCAGTATGCGCCACAAAGTCTTTTAATTTATTACTATCTTGGCTATTAGGTACTAATGGCTTAATAGTAGATTGGCTACGTGACCTATAGTCATGTGAGGCGTGGACATTAGAGTCCCCTAAGTTTTTAGGGTTAGGGAACTCTAGAGTCCTATAGGAGTTGAGTCGGTATATATCAACTCCACGATACCCATTAGCCCTCTTAGTCCTAATTCTAGAAACAAAGCCCTGACCTTCTAAAGCCTTCAGAGCCCTTCTGACGGTCTTGTTATGGACCTTACCCGTCTCACTACAGAGGCGCTCTACTGAGGCCTTCACGACCCCCTCAGAGCCCGCTAAACGGCATAGAACCACCAGTAGTCGAAACTGATAATCTGTTAATGGCGCCGAAAACGCCCCCTCTGGAATGTGCACGTTACTCCTTGTTAAACGGGTTTATATCCTTCTTGCCTTCGTCTTCTTTTATTTTAGCCTCAATAGTCTTAGTTATAACATCCAGGACTCCAGCAGTGATGTACGTGGCAAATGACTCAATAAAGTTACTCAGAGCCTCCTGCATCTCTTCATAGAGGATATCTGTATCATCTTCGTCGTCGAAGTCAACTTCAATGACGTCCAACCCATCTTCGATATTCCATGTCTCAACTGCAAGGTCTTCAACGGCATGGAGGGTCAGATGAGCCTCAATACACTCGTCCCAAACCATTGCAAGAACATCCTCAGATGTCACCTCTCGAAGAATCTCTTTGGTCGGATTACTGCACATCGTTATGTCGTTAGCATTGAGAATTAGGTTATCGATTCCCTCATCGCCATCTGTAAAGAACAAGTGATACTTGGCTTTGCTGTCTGTCAATACTTGATGTGAGGTTTCAGTGAACTTAGAAAATGAAGGTACTACAGGAAGAACAACCGTTACATTGGAGTTTAGTTGAAGCAACCGTCTTAGACCATCAGTTACATCTGCATCTTTAAACGGTAATACGATGATTCTCTTCATTTTTCTCCTATAGTCGTGGTAGTCGTTGCACAACGGCTGGTTTATTTAAGTATTTACCCAACATCAATGACAAGAAGGTTGCTGCTGGAACAGTTACTAATAGCGATTTATCCAATTCATAAAACACATACATACCGCCAAAACTTAATGGCAGAGTAAAGAAAACATTTATATATGACTTGCCTATCCATGCTCCAAGAATGCTTAAATCAAGTAATTCAAGAAGATATGTGACGGCAAATCCTGTTAATAGAGTAGCAATCAAAAGGTCGGTCATGACCTAACTCTATACCGATAGTCGGGTGTACTCAACTCCGTCGTAGGTGGACAGTCTCCAGTAGCAGTTTGCAGGAACCCAAGAATCTAGCGTCTGAGATAGACGAGGTAACTTGATGGCCTTATTTACATAAGCGTGAGAGGTTGACTCGTGGGCTGTGCTTTCCCACACAACTCCAAATTGACTTGAAAGGCTACCGTCAAAATAGTCTGTTGCTTTAAAACTTTGTTCTAACTGGAACGCATCTACCCATGCATAAACTCCAGAAGCCGTGTCAAAATCTAAAGTTACCGTGTAAGTTAGTTCTCCTGACACGTCTGCATTATCTACGAATGCCGTTAATGTGTAACGTTCCCAACTAGTTGACAAGGTAAACGTTTCAGTCTCTTCTCCAGTTGTAGGAGTTCCATCATCGTTTGGTGTTAGCGTAACGTCTACATCTACTGCAGAACTTGCTTTAGCGTAAAACGAAAGTGTGTAATACTTGTCTAAGCCTGTTGATGGAATAGCGCCCGTGTCTGTCTCTAATGTTGCTCCTGTAGTTAAGGTTAATTTAAGAGAGTCATCACCTGCACCCACACTGTCAGGAGTCTCGGCCTCTATTACGTTAGCCGCAGCCGTTATTGTCCAAGTATTTGAATTCTCTTCAAATGAAGGATTTTGAATAAAGTTTGTTTTACTAGGAAGTAAGAATATGTTTACGGCACGAGCCTCTTGGAATGATGTGTCATCTAAGTTTTCACCGTTTTCGGCATAGAACTGGTCTAGATAGTATGTTCCTGCTGCACTAAAAGTTATCTTTAGAGAAGCATAAACAGCATCGGCTGGTGTTTCAGTTGTTTCCCAAGATGTTTGCCACGTGTTATTGGCGGCATTTAAAGTACCAGTAAAGTCTGCTGCTAAGTCTGTTCCATCTTTGTCATAGAATTTAACTATTAGTCTTACGCTTCCTGCGCTTGAAGGTGACTTGTATTTATATCCAAAGGTAAAGTCTGTTTCTGCAGTTACTGGGATTCCTTTTCCTATTGGGTCATTTGCACCCAGGGTTATAAAGGAAGCACCAGATGCAGCAATAGCCTTGCCTGTATAGTCCTCATCAATTGTGTATGAATTAATATCTGGAACTTGTTCTGTTACAGATGTAAGAGTTGTGGTGGATGTTTGCCAGTTACCTATGGTTTCTAAAAATGTTGAGTCTTGTATTGTCAAAAGCAAATTTGGAGATACTGTAATTGTTGGGGCAAACCCTGTTAGGTCCTCTATATATGCTTCAAGACCCGACTGTAGTCCTCGATTAGAGTAAAGAAAGAACGCATCTCTTGCTAGTTTTTTCTGATACTTAACTGGAATATTACTTTCTGTTGTAAATCCTGAGTTCAATAGTTCAATGGGTAACAGGGATGCAGGAGTATTTTCTGATGAATGGTTTGGTTTTAGTACATCAATCTGTGTTAATAGTTGGTCTACCGTAAATGAAACGCCGTTCATAAACTTATATAAATCTGATTCGGTATCAGTAACTCCTAAAGGACTTTGGACTTCACTAGTGTAAACTTTTGGAATAATGTCCATAAGTTTTTTTTGAGCATCATGGTCTGAAGGAACTGTATCGGTGACTTGTCCAGCAACAATCCAATACTCTGTATCGATGTATAAAAAGAAACGATAATAAATTTGACGACCTGGGTCAATGCCAATTATTGGTTCTTCTGCATCATCGCTATCTACAAACGAAACTCTTGTTACATTACCTTCAGTAGCAAACTCTTCATAAACAATAACGCCATCTTCTTCATTTTCTGGATAGCCTGTTTGACTGCGTACCAATCTCCAACGAGTAAAGTCGCCAGTAGGTGATTGCCACTCAACTAAAGTTCGGTCATAATCAAGAACCGTAATAGACATAGGCTCAACTGAGTAAGCAAGTTTTGGAGTTGCTCCGTACTTGCCGCCACCGTAAACAAAATTACCGTAAACTCCCACCTATGTGGCTCCTTTTTATGCTCCCATTAACATTAGCGTAAAGTTATCAGAACCTGTCTCTGTAGTAGAGATAGTTGCCCATGAAGCAGTAGAACCGTCTGTTGTCAAAAACTTTCCTGCATGAGTTGATTGAGAGGGTACCTGACTGATAGCAGCCCAAGATGCTGATGAACCATTTGTAGTTAAAAAGTATCCGTTGTTACCAGTCTGTGTTGGAAGTCCAGTAAACGTTGTCCATGAATAGTCATAGTTGGTGGAAGAGTTCTTTACAAGAACTTGACCAGTAGTTCCTCCAACAGGATTACGAGCATCGTATGCAATCTTTGTTACGTATTCTAGGTTAGTTATTCTGTCTTTTACTGTGTTCCAGTTTGTTGTAATAAAGTCTGCAGCCCCAACCCATCCTGAGCCTGTCTTAATGCTAGAGCCTAGAGTGGCTTCAATGGAGTTTACTTCTTCTTGCAGGTCATTTACGTGTGCCGCAAGAACGGTGTCGGTAAAGTCTACTTTGGTAGTAAAGGACTTAACCGATGTGGGGTACGCTGCTGTCACGTTGACTTCCTTTCAGACCTATCGGTCTATTTTCTTAGGTTTGCCCTCTAATTACCTGCTGAACTCAGGCTATCTGGTTAACCGTTACGATTATTGAGGGTATTGCAGGGTGAACCGAGTCTGCCGCAAGATGCTCTATACGAATATTGGCATTGGTAGTTGACCAGTAGACCTGAAAATAGTCATTTGGCTTCATCTTTTCAAATAAGTTTACGGTCATTACATCGTAGGTATTACTAGAGATATGCAGTGTTGTTGCTGAGTTTGGAATGTTTGTGCCGTTCTTTCTAAACCACACAAACACCGTTTCTCCAGAGCCTCCGCCACTTGTGTGGTGAAATTGAGCAGAGAACTGAATGTTGTAAACTCCACTTTCTTCAACAACTAATCTTGAAGAACTTTGTAGTTTTACTCCTTCTTCAAAAGACGTTGTATTAAGGGTTACTGCTGTTGGGGTGTTAATTGAGGTAGTTAAATCACTGGTGCTAGACCAAGAACCAAAAGCAAACACACCTTGAGGGTCCTCTCCAAACTCTCCTATCCATACAGGATATTCGGGGTCTCCTCCCACATACATGACATAGACGCCAGTGCCAATAGCAGGTGGACGTTTAGTTGAGATTACAGGCCACACCCAATTAGTGATTTGTTCACCTGTTGCAGTGACCTTAACTTTTAATCTACGTAATTTTTTAGGGTCTCTGTTATCGTGAACAACTGCTCTATATACTCCAGGTAGTGTTCGTTCAAAATCCATTATTAGATTTCACCAATACTTAAGTTATCTTCTGTAAAGCGGAAAATTTCATCTGGGTCGCCTTGCAACGTTGTAAGAGCGGCTCCGCTTCCAGTTCTATAAAGTTGAGTTACACGAGCAACTTGAATTCCAGGAATTTGAAGCAATTCAAACTCAAGGTCTCCAGAGTTGATTGTTTCTTCAAAAAATACATTGGAATAACCAAAGGCTGTAACCATCTTCTCTTTAATTGAAGTTTCAATCTCTGTTGTTGTGTATTGGTTCAACTTGGTGTATTGAATAGTTACATTTACATCTACGTATACTGGAGGAGATATAGTTACTGAAGTTCCGATTAAAGTTTTACCTTCGTAAAAGGTCTCTAAGTCTGTTTTTAATCTGTCAAACTCTGCTGTTGGGTTTCCCAGTTCATCTAAACCTGGAGCAGCGTCAACATCTGTTGCAGTTCTTGTTGGCGCTATATAAACAGTTACTGAAGTCCAAACTGTTGCAGTTGCATTTGCTTTTCCAATTCCAGTTACTGAAAGAGCGAGGTTTGCAAAATCGTTTAATGTTACTGCTCTATTGTTAGCACGCAAAGTTAGTGGAGCAGCAGTTCTTATTTGTTCAGTTGACTCTGGGTCTGCACCAGCAAATGCAACATCACCATTAGCAACTGAGATATCTGCTTGAAGTGCTGTAATCTGTGCTTCAGATAACCCAGGAACGTATACAAGCGTGTCTATTGTGTCGGCGTCAACGTTTCCAGCGTTTCCACCACCAACTGTGTACTTTGCTCTAATCTCTGAATAAAGAGTTGGTATTGCTCCAGAAACTCCGTCTCCAAATTTAACAGTTACAATATCGTCTTCATCAAGCGAAGTTACATAAACTTGGTCATTTGGGCCGTAATCTGAAAGATGTTGAACCTCTGTCCATTTTACAAACAGAACACCGTCTTGTACATACACCTCTATAGAGTCTTCTACTACTGGTGTTTCTCCAAACTCAAAAGACATGGCAGGAAGGCCTGTAGAAGTACCTATCAACTCTCCATTAGTGGTTGCATCGTCTGAAACAAGAATTACTGAGCGTCCTTGCGCAGCAGTTACGGTTGTTTCTCCTGGAGATGCCCCTATCTGTTCTGCAACTACGGCATCGGCTACGGTTGTGAAATAAATGGTATTAACTGTGTCATCTATTACAACATCTCCAGAAACAACTGTGCCTTCAGGCAGAGTAACTTCAGTTGCAGATGTATTAGTAAAAGTAAGTTCAACTAAAGCCTGTCTGTAACCAGCAGGGGTGTACCCGTAGTTACGAGCAATGTTAAGAACGCTATCTCTTTGACTTGCTGTAGTTATAAAGGCTTCATTGGCGTTTCTGTCAATGTAGTATGAAAGTATGTCAGAAACATAAGCAAAGGCTTCTACAAGAGCAACACCAAAGTCTGCTGGGTCACTTGCTTTCCAATCTGGAATTCTATCTTGAATTCTTTCTATCAACTCTTCACGAATTGAGTAATAGTCCTTACTGGTGTAATCAACCGATACAGGGATATTAGAGGCTGGCGTTATTGTCATAGTTTCTCCTGAATTGGGGGTAAGTTTCCTGCAATTCTTACTAAGCCTATTGTAGTGCTTGTTACGTCTTCAATGCGTGCGTCTGGTAATGAGTAGACTATCTCTGCCTCTAATATGCCTGTCTCTTCGTCATAATGAGGTATAACTTCTACTAAATTTAGGGTTGGTAAATACCTTTCAAACGCCTTCCTAGTCTCGTTTTGTACAATCAATTCGGCTTCTCCTGAGTTTTCAAAAACGGCATCAACTACATCAGCCCCGAAGTTTGGGCGCATCACCCTTTCACCTAAATAGGTGCCTATTACAGACCTGACTCTATCTTGCCAAATTTTAGGCTGTTCAATCGTTGTTCCAACTCTTCCATATGGGTTTATGGAAAATGGAAGAGATATAGCGGTTTCTCTTGTAGCCATTATTTACCTATCCATTTTCTTTGTTTTAACTGTATACCATTGTCAGACTGCTTTATTAACAGTCTATTTGAGTTAAGTTTAGTTACTGATGGTTTTGTCTGCAATCCAGAGGCTAGTTCATAGGCAACGTTTCTTACAGCGACACTTTTACTTGGAGTTTGTCTAAATGATGAAGTTTTGTTATTACCAGTTCCATCAGTCATACAAGAAAAGTCAACCGTGTATCTGCCGTCATGTGTCATGAAATGTTCAGCGTCTTTTACCATCCAAAAACCATCTGTAGAGGTTCCTGTTCCGTCTATATGAATAGTTTTAAATGGAGATATTCTTGGGTCACCTTGAGCCGTGCCTTTAGCGTGTTCACTAAACGAAGAGACCATTGCCTCAGATTTTGCTCTACTTTCTGCAAGCGCTTTGCTTCCCACAGTCACTCCAAACATCTGTTCGGAAAACACTTGAGTAGTGGTGTTTTTTCTTAGTGCTTTACCAACCTCAGATGGAGAAGTTTTATGAGTAAAAACTTTACCAGTAAATGGGTCGATTCCCATTATATTTTTTGTTCTATTTGAATACCTTGACTCTGATGGGATTGTAGAACTTTCAGTTTTAAATTCTAAAAGATTAGATTGATAGATATTGTCATACCCATCTCCATAGTTTGTTTCAAGAGATAGGAAAGGAATACTTCCCATAAAAGTATTTATCATAGTATCAAAAGGAACAAAATAGAGTTCTGTTTCAAATACATGAAACACGTACCCAGATTTGTTTGCTAGTTCTCTTAATTTTTGCCAATAGGTTTGACCAACCATTGACTCTTGAGTTAACCTAACTTTTGTTGGAGACACTATTGGTTTTAATTTAAACTTTTTAGCAATTTCTTGAACAATTTCTGAAGCAGTTTTGTTTAACCATATCTTAGGGGTGTTTTCTTTTAAAGATAACCCAGTTCCAATAGCCTTAATAATTGTAGGGTTATTTTGTCCAAAAGTTTTTGTAGGAAGCACACTTACAACTTGTCCAAAGAACTGTCCTCTTACTGAAGAACTCATCCAGTTTACTTTTAATAAAGAACCAGGTTTTAATGCATTTTGATAAAAAGACGAAACATTAAAGTACTGTATCTCTACTATATCCTGATGACTTGATTTTTGAATTAATCTAATTGTGCTTGGAATTTCTTCAAATCCAGGAAAATCAGGATAGGTAACTTTAAATGAGTTATCAAATGCATATTGATTAGTCATTTGGAATCCTTAGTTGTGTCCCATAAGGAATGTTAAATGGGTCAATTATTTCTGGATTTACATCCATAATTTGCCACCATAAAGAAGGACTTCCTAAATATCTCAACGCTAAAACATCTAATCTGTCTGTTTCTGTCCATTCATGATAGGAAAAAGACACTGTATAAGTTGGATACTGACGTAGTACCGTTACAGGATATTGACCAGTTCTTGAATCGTATGCACGATACAGCCTAGCGTCTGCATAACGACTATCTAAATAAATCATCTAAGTTGCTGCCTTCCACCGCCACCGCTGCCACCTGTTTCTCTTTTATTTTCAAATTCAATAAATCTGCCAAATGTAATTCTAACAATTGAAAAGATGGGAACCATTCTTGGGTCAAATATCTTATGTTCAACTGCAAGGCTTATTACTCGAACTGGATAACGCAGTCTATTTCCTAAGTGTAATTCAAGGATAGTAGGACGAATGAATCCCATATCTGCAGTTTTTCCATTATACGTAGAATTAAAAGTAGCGTGTGGAGCATTCATTGTTTTAAATAAATACTCTATGTCGTACATCGTTCCCTTTTCATGAATTTCTTTTATTTCTGGAAGAATACTTTCAGTTTCTCC